TTATTCTCTTTGTGCTTAGTATATATATAGATACTTAAATGTCAAGTAAAATAATTAAGAATACATAAACTATTTTAACAAGTGGTGAGATTTCAACAACTTATACATCAAAATAAATTAATAAATAGATAAAAAATGATGATAAAAATACTATAAAATATCATATAAACATAAACCACTGAAAGCCTTGCTATGACTGCATTATATCAATTGTAATATATAACAATACCCTGAAAGCGTGACTATATCAGCGTTTGAAGAGTTAATAAAACACGCATACGATCATAAAGACTATATTCAGATCGTTCAACCTGGCTGATCCTGCCGCTTATTCAACCCGACAAAAACGTCGAATTATTAATTAATATAACTATATATAGCACTACATTAAACTACATTAATAAAAATAGCTTGACATAATTATATATTAAGGCGTACCCTGTAGACAATTCAATCGAGGTATTTATGCCGGGTGGAGCGTTGGCAGTTCGTCAAACTGATAATATTCCTGAATACCGAGGCAAAATAGACCTCGCCGAAGCTTTCAAACTAAAATTCAAAAACAATTATACTTATCGTATGCTTGCTGATCGATATGGAGTAGTTCCTGCGGCTGTCCACGGCGCACTTAAACAATTCCTAAATCTCATGCATTCCCCAGAACAATCAGCAGTTTACGAGGAAAAACGTGCTGAAATATTAAACGCTGTGGAATTCAGAATAGTCAAGCAAATGGTGAACAAGAAGAAACTTAAAGCGGCAAGTCTCAATAATTTAGCCTATGCAGCTAGTCAAATCAACAACATGATTAGGTTAGAGAAGGGGCAGCCCACGTCAATAACTGAGAGCCTGGACGCCGATCTTTCCGGCTTGCTGGATCGGATTGCTCCGTTGAAGTCCGCCGGTTCCGGGAGCACTATTCACGATGTCAGTTCAGTCAATGTTGATATCGATGTCGATAATGCCGTAAATCAGGCCATAGGATTACCCGCGCCGCCTGCCGATCGTTCAACCAGCGCCAATTTAGAGGCCTCGATTCCAGCAGTTCAGCCAACTAAACCAGCAAAGCGCACTAAATCAGCAAGCAAATCAGCTACTAAGAATAGAAAGCAGAACGCCAGTAATATTACAGCAAGCCTAAATTCTAAAGTTGATGATAATAAAGAGGGCAGCGAACCAGTTCCCAATTCAACCAACACTTCCAGCGCAACCAAGGAATGGTATGAGTAAACTTATTCAACATACCGGGGGGATCATGCAGACCGTTTTGGGAGAACAGCCGTGCCCAATTTTGGGGAAGAACCCTGCCTCCCATGCGACAATCTCTAAAAGGGGTGGGGGTAGTAATTACCGAATTGGTTTAGGCAGCGTTGGCAAAAGTGGTATGGCAGCAAATTTTTCCGTAAATTTTATAGGGGCGGGTTTTTGTGATGGGTGAAGGACAGATACTAAACCGAGCCGAGATGCACGAGACTTATGGTGCGCTGCTTACCGATGCGAGGAAGAGGAAGCAGGAGGCGGCTGTGCTTCGGGCGTTGTGTCGGCGGGATTTGTTCTTTTTGTTGGTTTATGTGTGCAACCGGACGGACCTTGATGATGATTTCCATTTTGCCAGGTCACGCGATATCATGGCTGAGCCGGATGGGATGATGGATGTGTGGTGTCGGGAACATGGAAAATCCAGTATGATAACCTTTGGACTTTCCCTTCAAGATGTTCTCAAGAATCCTGAAGAACGCATTTGCATATTCAGCCATACTTCTAAAATAGCCAAGGGGCATATGCTTCCAATCAAGTATGAGATGGAAGAAAACAATAAACTGAAGAAATTGTTTCCCGATATTCTGTATGCGAATCCGGCCAAGCAATCACCGAAATGGACTGAAGATGCAATTCAGGTTAAGCGCCAGGGGAATTATGTTGAGGGAACGGTTAATTCTTCCGGCCTCGATAGTTTGCACACAGGCGATCATAACACCATTATAGTTTGGGATGATGTGTTAAATGAGGATGATGTTAGGAATCCCGAAATGATTAATAAAACAATGGAGTATGTTAATTCAAGCACAAATCTAACCTGCCGTGGGTATCGGAAGCGTGGTGTGGGAACATACTACCACTTTAACGATCCTTATGTGCAGATGATAGCGAGGGGAATTCTTAGAGAACGTCTGTTTGCTGGAACAGTTGATGGCACAGTTACCGGTTCTCCTGTCTGGTGGACACCTGAACAGTTGGCCGACCGGCGCAAAACTCTTACGCCTTACCAGTTCGCCTGCCAGGTGCTTTGCAATCCGAAGATGGAAAGTAAGTACGGGTTCGATATGGAATGGTGGAAGTTCTGGTCAACAGCGAAACGGGACTGCTGGAAGGGAATGAATATTCTGATACTGGTTGACCCTGCCAATGAGAAGAAAAAAGTAAACGATTACACTGTATTTACTGTGATTGGTTTGTCAGCTGATCAGAATGTTTATGTGGTTGAATGGATAAGGGATCGGTTGAGTCTGGAAGAGCGCACGGAAGTCATGTTCGTGTTGCATAGAAAGTATGGCAAGTCGATCAAGGGAATCTATTACGAAAAGTACGGTATGCAGGCCGACATAGCGCACATCGAATATGTAATGAAAATGGAGAATTACAGGTTTTCAATTAAGTCGGTTGGCGGCAACATTGAGAAGAATGACCGGATAAGTTGCATAGTTCCGATGGTAAAGGAAGGGGAAATCTACATACCGGAAGAATGCTTATACAGGACGGTGGAAGGCAAGCAGGTTGATTTGACCCAGATATTCTTAAACGAGGAAGCGCGCCCGTGGCCATTCGGTTCCCATGATGATATGCTGGATGTGCTTGCCCGGGTGAAATCGCCTGAAGTCCATCTTCCCTTCCCAGACATGAATCAGGCCAATGTGGGATATCAGCCTACCGGCCAGTCACGGGAATCACAGGATGGCGGCTATAATCCGCTTCGCCACCACAGGGAAGGTAATTTAAGGGCGGCATAAGGAGGAAAGTTATGAGTTTTGGTGGAGGTTCAAGCAGGCCGGCGACAGTAGTTGAACCGGCAGCGGCACCGCGGAAAACCGATTCGGAGATACTGGCTGCCGAAGATGCCCAGAGAGAGCGTATCCGTAAAATGTTAGGCCGTAGCAAAACAATACTGACCGGTGGCGAGGGCGTTCTTGGTTCAACTGGTTCAGTTACCAATAAGAAAACATTGCTGGGATAAAGGGATAAAAGGAATTAATCATGTCTGAAGAAGAAAAGGTAAAAAAGCTGCTGGATTGGTATGGCGAATTATACCGTGAGCGTTCCCTTTACCATGATATGTGGCAGGACATTACAGACTATGTGGTTCCGCGCCGGTATAATTTCAAGGGTGATAAACAGAGAGGATTGACAGTAGGTGACAATGTGTTTGATGGCACGGCTCAATCAGCCCATGACATATTGGTCAGTGGATTCTACGGCAACATACTTTCAGCGCAGTTTCCTTGGGTAAGATTACAGATCCCTTCGTTCGGTGGTCCGACATTCAATCGTTCTAGTTCCATGCGCAAATACAATCATAGAATGGACAAGATACCGGAAATTCGCCAGTTCATTGAAGATTTCGAATATGCGCTTTATGACGAATACCAGCGGTCGAACTTCTACGATGTGATGCCGGAGTTCATCAGTGATGCCAGTTCAATCGGCACTTCCACAATTTACATGGAAGAGGATGTGACCAGCGGGAAAACAATCTATACCGTATGCAATCCGGGCGAATGTTTCATATCAACCAATATGTTTGGCAAGGTTGATACATTATTTCGCAGGTTCAATATGACTTTGCGCCAGTTGAAGCAGAAATTCCCCGGTCGCCTGCCTTCTGAAATCGAAACAATGGATAAGTCGGAAACGCAATACGCTGTTATTCATGCAGTTTATCCGAGATCAGAACGTGAAATGTATCAGGTGGGTGCACGGTTTTTACCTAAGATTGATAGTTTGAATATGCCGTGGGCTTCCGTCTATATACTGGAAGAGAAAAAGGTTATCATGGCCGAACAGGGTTATCGCCAATTCCCTTATGCCTGCTGGCGCTGGCGGGTAAATTCTGAAGAATCTTATGGCCGGTCGCCTTCTTCAGATGCCTTGATTACCATACTTGGCGGCAATATCCTTGCAAAATCAATGTATAAGGTTGCGCAGCTTGCCGCCGAACCTCCGTGGAATATACCAATGGAAATGAGAGGGCAAGAGCGCATAGTGCCCAATGGCCGGAATTACTACGAGGATAAGGCCAGATTAGCAACTCCTTCACCGGTTGGATCTAATTACAGCATAGGAAAAGACAGGGAAGATGAAGTAAGGAATATTATCAAGAACTTCTACCATGTTGATTTCTTCATGATGTTGAGTAGAGCGGCCATGGAAGGCGCACAGTTATCTGTGCCGCAAGTCATGGAAATGCAGAGTGAAAAGGCTTCAGTCCTCGGTACAATCATAGGCCGGTTCGCTTCGGACGGTCTGGACGTAATAAACGACCGCACGGCTGAACTGGCAACCATGGGTGGTCGGATGCCGGAAATGCCGCAGATTATGATGGAATTGTTTGGCGGCCAGAGTTTGAAATATGACTACATCGGACCGCTTGCCCAGATGCAAAAGAGATTGTTTAGAACCCAGGGAATCATGTCCGGCCTTAAAGTTATGGGCGAACTGGAAGCAATCAAGCCCGGCACAATGGATTTGGTGAACATTGACTACGCTGCTAAAGAGTTGCTTGAATCCTTCGGTTGGCCGGCACACGCCTTTACCGATGAAGATGAAGTTAAGCAGACCAGAGAGGCGCGCAACAAACAGATTATGCAGGAAGCACAGGTTAAACAGGCCGCGCTCATGTCACAGGCTGTTCCGAATTTATCCAAAGGAGCCGAACCTAACTCCCCGATGGATCAGATGATGC